GCGCACTTGAGGTATTCTTGAATTTGATCTTCAGTAAATTCAAGGTCTACACCAATCGCTTTTAGATTCGCGTTACCAAGATATGTTTTAGTTGCCATAAATTATTTGTTTGGCAGTTCGCCTCTTTCAATGAGAATCTTTTTGTTTTGTTGATGTGCTTCCTGCACTAATTCTTTATTCTCGCCCAAGTACAAAACTGCATAGTTATTGTCAATCATCCATTGATTAACTCTTGTGCCGTCTTGAGTAATGAACACGCCTAGAATACGACCAAACTTATCGTCATTGCTATCGGGGCGCATTGTTTCAATTATAGCCCATGAACCAACTGGTAGTTTTTCTTGCAATTTTTTCTTTGACAATACCCCTCTTGGCTTTTCTTCAGTATTTGCAGTTCTAGATTCTGGCGTATCGATGCCAGCCAAGCGCACTTTTTGATTCGATAGAACAATTTTAAATCCTAAATCTAAATCAATTTCTACTGTGTCGCCGTCAAGTACTTTTAAAATTTTTGCTCTATACTGATACATGTTAAGTTCCCTTTATCAATTTTTGTAATTCTGCGGTACTTCCAACAAATAGTGCATTTGTAACATGCGTTGGTTGTTCGCTACCTTTTTCTTGTTGAATATCTTTCTTTTTCTTTGCAATGTCCAACAAGTCTTTATTTGTTTCGGCAATAGTTTTAATCAATTGTCCTAGTACTTCATATGTGCGTGGCGACTCACCTTCTCTTGCGAGATAGGCTAAATCTTCCATTGCATTTTTACCATTGTCAATTAAAGTTCGCAAATTCTTTCTTGCATACTCATAGTCATCATCAACTGTAGTATTTTCAATCACAACCGTATTCTTTTTTGGTACGATGTTAGATGCGACAGGCGCAATGTCTAAAACAGTTTCTATCTTTTGATCTATTGTTTGTTTCATGATATAGTATTCGAAGTTTCAAAGTTCGAATTTCCTGTGAAAAGTTGAGTTGCGTCTAAATCAAAGTTATCATTGCCATCATCATTGAATGTATTAACTTCAAGACTTGTGATATACTTGCTCTTTGTGACAGGTCCAAACAGATAGCCTTTGACAATAAAATCTAAATCCCATGTCATAATGCGTGGGTCTTCATATTGCCCCTCATAACTATCATCTGACGAAATATTCGTAAGTTCGATTGGAACGTCAAGATTAACTCCTAGTTCTGGCAATGCTCTCACCGTAACTGTAAAATCTGGTGTGAAGAATGGCACAATCTTTTCGCACAATTGAATACCGTCTTCTGCATTCTTTGTCATGATTGATAACGTGAAGTTCATATCATATGGCACAGGCGCATAGACTGAAGAAAACTCTTTGTTTGTTGCGTTGAAATTGCTCTTGTATTTGAGTGTGCTATTCAACTTGCGAATCGGTGCATATGACATTGAAGACATTACAAACGACATGCGCGGTAGCACAATTGATACGCTACGCAGACCTGTTGGGTCGCCTAGTTCACGTTCAATGTAACGCTGTTTTGGTCCATATGCAATCGGCACATTGACTGTTTGAATAGTATTATTGTTCTGATCAAAACGCTTAATCTGCATATCATTGAAGAGATTGCCAAACATGATTACATGGCGTCTTAACGTACCGTGATAAAAATCGTGTCCAAACATTACCACACCCTCGTTTCAGCAAATGGATTCTTCTCTGAGAAATCCAAAATGTCATCGTCATTGATACGCCCTGTGATATAATCATTCTGTGCGGTATCGTCTTTTTCTTCTACCATATTGCTCTCTTCCATCAAGTACCCGCCTTCTTCAGCAAGTAAGGCATCACCATCTTCAGTAAGTGTTCTAGGAACATTGCTTGTAGACAAACTGTAATCTGTTTCAAGTTGATCAACGTCTGCAATATCTGTATTAAGAACTTCGCTAGAGTATTCGTATTTGTCGCAACGCAATTCATAGGTATAAAGTTTACCCAATTGAAAGAGTGTTTCAATATTTTCGACAAATTTAATTTCAAACAAATCTTTTGTAAACGGAAACCAAATTAGATCACCCTCTTTAGGGCGAATGTAACCAGTATAGTCTTGATCAAAATTTATTTCTTGGCGCAGTAAATCGTTATCTTCAAGTTTAAAATTGTATGAGTACTCAGTCATCAACTTAGGTTGAAGAATCTGAGAGAATCGTTTCTTTGCAACTGTGAATGTTAATGATTCATCAACTTGCAAACCAAACTTAGAGATAAAATCGTTTTGTCCCATGTAGCCATCGTATGTCTTGAGATACATTTCAATTTCAATTGCATCGTCAAACTTCATTGATGCGTCTTCTTTAAAGAGCATGTCTAAATTTACATGGGTGCGCGGTAGATAGTAGGCATTAATGCCATACATCTTCATTGACTCAATGATTAAATCTTCGAGTACGTTCTGTTCGCTTGCAGTACCATACTGATTAAAGTAGCGATTACGCATATTAGCCAACCATATCTGTTACCGGTAGAGAATAAGAACGAATCAAATCCTCGTCCAGTGCTTTTAATTCATCCTCTGCTTCATCGTAGATTTTCTGCCCATTGAACGTAACGCCGCCTGGCATTTGTAAACCTTCAAACTTCTTCAGATTATTACCCCATTGTTTTTTAATCATTGCGGTAGCATATTTCTTGAGCCAACGATCATTCCATACATCGGTATAAGTGTCTGGATCTAGTAGACGGTAGCCTTCAATTATGATATACTCATCTTTAAGAATCTTTTCACCCCATGCCATATCGATATAAAGTTTATTGATATGACGATTGAAGCGTAAGCCTTGCTTGCCTACGAACATCTCTTCGGCAAGTGCTACGTTTTGCAAAGCCATGTAGTATGATGCAAACGGACCGTAGTTAAAAGCGAATAAATCGTTCAGCGCCAACTGATAGCGAATGTTGAAAAGATTGTTGGTAGAGTATGAATTACCAATGTCAAGAATATTGATAACTGAAATGACGTTCTCAGGTATATCTAAATACTTGTTTGCAATGTCAGTTTCGGTTACTTTGTGTGCTAGGTAAACTTTTTCGGTGCCATCGTAGTGATAGTCGTGGTAAACTTGAAGTGCGGCTTCTACGCAATCTTCAACTTGTAAATCATCTACGTTAATTTCTAGCACTGGCGCACCAAGTTGACGGAGGCAGTAGTCTTTAAATTCTTCTCTGGTTGCTGGTTTGTGCGTACTCATTTGTGCCCCTATAAGGTTAATTTCTACCATCTATTTATGCTTTTTTGAATCTACATAGTGCTTCGGCGGGCCTATATAATTAAGAGAAAAGGATTTTGATATGAACCTTAAATTTTATGAACATCTTGGTCTTCCTATCGCCGTGGTAGACAATTTTTATGAAGAGCAAACATGCAAAAAAATTTGGCAAGAACTATGTTTTTTAAACAATGAACCACAAAAACTTCTAGGTCCAGAAAAAACTGGATCTGCTACTGATGATAAAACTGGAGAGTATTTAAAGCGCAATCGAGGAATATTTTTAGATCAGGCATATAAAGATCGATCATTGTCAAACATTCTAATTGCCAATAGAAAGATTTTTTATAAAGATTTTGTTAATATTTTGAGTGACAATCACTATTTTTTTAAATATTTGGAAATTTCAAATGTTGATACAACTTTGGTTCAATATTATGAAAATAATGATTATTATAAATTGCATAGTGATCACGCAACTTTAACTGCAATATTTTGGATGTACGACTCGCCTAAAAAATTTGTTGGAGGAAATTTTCAATTTGAAAATGGCCCTGCCATAGAGTGTTTTACAAATAGAATGTTAATTTTTCCATCCATACTAAAACATGAAGTGGAAGAAACTAAAATTGTAACTGAAGAATTGAAAAATCAAAATTACGGAAGATTTTCAATTTCTCAATTTATATCGAGAAACATATAGGATAAGAATTATGACTTTTAAAATTAATGGGCTTTATATTGAACCAAGACAACCTGATGTGACACTAGGGGGATGTATAGAAATTTATGAAAATGCTTGGCCTGACCCTAGAAAAACAATAGATCAATTAGAACAGTTGGTGCTTAATCATTATACTTCTGGTGTATATTGGCAAAAAGCAGAAACTTTTGGTCAAGGCGCTCTTCAGAACGTAAGAACAAATAAATTATTGCCGCTTACACACTTGTGTGAAGTAACTGGTAATAAAGTTTTGCACAACATAAACAATATATTTTATACTCTTCTATTGTCTACCACTAATACATACTGCTCAAAATTTGACATTCACGAAAGTTTTTTTCATGAGGGGTATAATGTTTTAAAATATACTTCAGGAGAAGAGTACAAACCTCACTATGATGGCGGAACATCGTCTGGCCGAAGTATTTCGGCAATTTGTTACTTGAACGATGATTATGTTGGGGGTGAATTAGAATTTGTAAATTTTGGAATTAAAATTAAACCACAACCAGGAATGATGATTTTGTTTCCTTCTAACTATGCATATCGTCATGTTGCACATCCGATTACAGAGGGAACAAAATATGCAATTGTTACTTGGATAAGAGATAGGCAGGTATAAAATGGACGCTTTAAATGAACATAAATTTGCAAAAAATGGATACTGTTTAGTTGAAAATGCAATTTCACTTGAATTGAGAGATTTTGTAACTCAGTATGCATTATTTGATGAGATGCAAAATTTTAATGGAAATGGAGACGGTCAAACTCCAAATGCACATTTTAGATATGCTGATCCTGCTATGGAATCTTTGTTAATTCATCTTCATAAAACTATGGAAGAAAATACTGGATTACTTTTATTTCCAACATATTCATATCATAGAGTTTATAGACCAGGAGATGAATTAAAAGAACATAGAGACAGACCATCATGTGAAATTTCAGCAACAATATGCTTCAATTATAGTTATGATGATTCTAAATTTTCTTGGCCTATATTCATGAATAATTACGAAGCAGTTCAAAAGCCCGGTGATATGATAATTTATAGAGGGTGTGATTTACCACACTGGAGAAATAAATTTAATATTGAAGAAGACGTTTGGCAAGTTCAAGGATTTTTTCATTATGTAGACGCAAACGGCCCTCACGCAGAGTGGAAGTTTGATAAAAGAAATTCAATTGGTGAAAAAGATTTGAGAAAACCTTCTAGTATTAAACCTTACATACAATTTGTTTAACATGGTAGAAATTAAAAATTACATTCAGAATTTAAATTTTGAATTCAGTTCTCAATTACCTTATATATTAAAAGGAAATCTTTCTAATGAATTGTTTGATGAATTAAATTATTTTTTTCGTGAATGTGAGAGTATTAAAAATCATCCTTTAGGATTTTTAAGAAACCACATAAATGCAGGAAAAAACAGGTATCAAACAAGTATACCTAAAGGTTTGTTAGAAAAATCTTTTTTGATGCCATTTTTAATTCACTTAGGAGAATTTTATATCTCTGAAAAATTACAAATTGATATTTCATATTTAACACATCACAGAATTGTTAGAATGCGGCAATTTCCGGATCATTATGATCATTATGACTTTTGGGTAAATTTTTCTCAACTTGAAGATTCAAATAATATTCATGATCATGCTGGAACATTATCAGGAATTTTATATTTTACCGACACAAAGTTGCCTGTAAAATTTTATTATAATGATGTTGTGTTTGTTCATGAAGGTAAAAAGGGAGAAGTTTTTTTGTTTCCATCAAACTTATTACATTCTGTAGATTATAACACCATTGAAAATAATAGAATATCATTTTCTTTCAATTTATTTTGTACAGATAATGAAATTCATGATAAACTTCAAGTAAAATAATATGTTTAATGATTTTTTGATTATCGATAACATTTTTGAAAACCCCAACAAAATAGTAAAGTTTTCAAAAGAAATAGATTACTATCATTCGTCAAGCACAAATAAACCTGAAGGAAATTGGGTAGGATTACGTTCAAATAGACTTTACGAAATAGACCAGAAATTTTTTAATGAAACTTTTAATGAAATTTTTGCAAAATGCTTCTCACATTTTCAAGTGAATGAGTTTTCGTATAGAGTAAACTCATACTTTCACATATTGCCGTCAGAATTTAGTTTCAATGAAAGTTGGATTCATACTGACAAAACTTATTTTTTAGCCGGTGTGGTTTATTTAAATGCAACTCCACCAAAAGAAAGCGGCACAATTCTCATTTTGAATAATGAGATTTGTGCCGTTGAGAATAAATTTAATCGATTAGTGCTTTATAATTCTAGTATAAAACATGCGCCTCAAAATTCTTTTGATTCTAGATTAACTCTAACTTTTTTTGTTGAAGAATTGCTTATTAAGTGATAATTTTTTGGGTTTCATAGGTTTGATATAACCACATATCTTCATCTTCTACCCAAACTTCTTTTAGAGGTATTGGAAATCCTAATTCTTTTATTCTTTTTTGAATTCTTTGTTGAGCACCTTGCCCATAATATGTTTCAATTTCTATTTTAGGTTGATGCCATACGGGTTTATATGTTAACATATAAAATTCAGCAAAAGGGTCCCAAGCCGCATAAACACCTCTGCCCCCTCCAGATTCAAAAAGAACTTCCCAAATGTTTACATCTTCAACGTGTAATTCTCTGTTATAGTCCCACTTTTTAAATTCAGGAAGAATTAATTTATCTGATTCCATCCATTTTGGATCAAATACTTCATCTTCCCAAGGTGTTTGTAAAATATTATAAGTTGATTTAAAAAAAGGCATAATATACAATTATGAATTAAGGAAATAGATAACGGACAACTACAATTCCTGGACCACCATTGCCGCCAGCGTGTTGGAATGTTGGTCCAGGTGATCCTGCGCCGCCTCCACCTCCGCCGGTGTTTGTTTGTCCTGGCACTCCAAACAGCGTACTCACTGGATTTACTGGTCCGGGCCATGGTGCGCCGTTTGGTCCAGCGCCAGCACCTCCGCCTCCACTACCACCAAAGCCGCCACGGTAACTATCTGGAGAGTTCACACCACCGCCACCGCCACCGGCGTAAGTTACAGGCGATCCCGAAATAGATGAAGCAAGTCCGTTACCACCATAGCCAGCATTTGCAGGATTATTGGTAGCCGGCTGTCCTGCTTGAGAAGCGCCGCCGCCTCCAGCGCCCCTAAAATCGGCCGGACCGGAGGTATACCCACCTCCTGGATTTCCCGAGCCAGTTGAACCTGGAGGATTTCCTGGAGAAGTAGGTTGGGTGCCATCTCCGGCAACTTGACTCCTAGGATTATTCACCATTGCACCGCCGCCTGATCCTCCATCACCAGCGCCATTGGCACCGTAAGAGCCGCCGTTGCCTCCACCTAGAGCAGTAAATGTTGAGAATGTTGAGTTTTGACCATTCTGTGAGTTGGTTAAAGACTCGCCGCTGCCGCCTTGGGCCAACGCTCCATTACCGCCGTTACCTACTGTTACTGGATAACTCGAAGTGCCATCTAAACTAAATGCAGATGAAGTAATCATACCGCCTGCGCCGGCACCTGAGCCTACCCAGACACCGCCGCCGCCACCTCCTGCTACAGCAAGAACTTCTGTGCTAATTGGAAGACCGTATGAACCTAATGCTAATGTTCCTGGACCGGTAAATGTGTGAATGCGATAACCACCGGCTGTGGTTATTGTTCCTCCGGTAATCAGAGCCTTGTTGGCGGCGGCCGCACCTCGGCCACCTCTTCCAACCGCACTATAATTTCCGCGAACGCTACTAATAAATGGCATTTTTTATTCCCCTATCAATTATAGAACTGTGTTCGCGGATACACTACCTGCTACAGTAAATGCACTACTTCTACGAAGAATCGTGAATGTGAAAATGTCTGTTTTACTTGCAGTTGGTGTGTACGAAGAATTGCCACCGACAAAGTTGACAAGCGTTGATGTGCCGTTAATGCTGATTGCGTTACCGCTTGGGCGGCGTGCTGTAGCACCTTGTGGCAGAATCAATGTAACGCTTGTTACACGACCATTTGTTGTTGGTACGTTTGTCAATGCAAGTGTAAAGTCTCCGCTTGTTGGTGCAGTTGTTGCATAGAAGATGTTACCATTGTTGTAGTCTACGTTATAAGTGTTTGTAGATACTGCTACGTCTGTAACGCCTTCAACAATTTCGTTAGCAATGAGTGAGCCGCCGACTGAAACATCACCGCTGAATGTTGCGGTGCTTGTTACGTCAAGTGTACTTGCAAATGTGACCGCACCGTTTGCGCGAAGTGTGCTGTTACCAAAGATTGCACCTGAGACACCAAGACCGCCAGTGACAACTGCCGCACCTGTAGTATGTGAACTAGCCGCGGTACCTGATGTAACTGTTACTGCACCGCTTGCGGCGAGTGTTGTAAATGCACCAGATGATGGTGTAACTGAACCAATTGGTGTGCTTTGAATTGCACCAGCAATTACGTTGCCTGCAATACCTGCACCACCGTTGACAATCAATGCACCAGTTGAAACAGATGTAGATGGGGTTGTTGAGTCTGTGCGAATTGCACCACCAGCCCACACACCACCCGCAATACCTGCACCGCCTGCAACTCTGAGTGAGCCTGTAGTACTGCTTGAAGTTGCAGTAGTATTTGAGGTGTACAATTCACCAATTTGTACTGAACCATAATTCAATCCTGCTTGACCAAAGTTTACTGTGTTAGCAGGTCTTGTTGATGCATCTAAGAATAGTTTGAAGACGCCATCAGATTGATCGCGAACAAGACCAAAGTATTTTGGAGCGCCTTGTTGATATTGACCAATAACACCAATGTCAAGTGTGTCTGAAGCATTGCCGTTTGCAAGGAACAACAATGAGTTTGCAACAGCAAGTGTGTCTGTTGAAACTGTGTTACCTGCACCAAGTAGAGAAATAGAACCTGTAATGGTTACGTTACCACCCACGTTCATGTTACCAACAACACCCATACCACCTGCGACTGTCAACGCACCAGTTGTGGTTGACGTAGACTGAGTTGGAACTTCAATGTGAATACGAACACCAGGATCAATAGTCATCTGAGTATTGTTTGCAGGATCATCAAAGCCATTTGCTGAGAAGATAATTCTGTTGGTTGTACCGTTACCACCAGTACCAATTACCAAATCACCATTCTTTGTAGAACCTGCTGGTGCTTGATAAAGAATGTATGCGTCTTCGCCTTTTGTAACAGCAAACGCACCTTGATCGTAGTTTGTTGCATTAATACCAATTGATACCCAACCAGTTTCGGTATTACCTGCGTTGTTGATTGCAATCAATTCAGCATATGCGTTTGCACTATTACTGCGGTTAACAATAGCAATATCGTGCGCGCCATCGCTTTCAGCGACCGCTGTAACCAAGTGAATGTCTTGATTTTCTTCTTTATCGATAATCCAATCTGCCGCACCACCAACGTGTAAGTCGGATGCGGCATTTACTGTACCTGTGACATTTACATTAGCACCAACTTGTAAATTGGTTGTAACATTCATGTTTGCGGCATTAGCCCATGCAGTTGCAGTAATGTTACCACTTGCGCTGAGAGAGTCTGTACTTGAGTTATAAGTCAAGCCGCTGTCATCGCTAACAACACCACCAGTACCAGCAATTAGAACGCGACCAGAAGTAAGAGCAGATAGTTTAATTTCAGTATCAACTGTAACATTGGCCGCAAGCAAGGCATTGTTTGCAGTTACATAGCGCAGTTCAGCATCATCGGAGAGAAGACCAGAAGCACCAGCAAAGGCAACGCGCCCAGAGGTAAGATTATTTGCAGTAAGAGATGTAACACGAACGGCGCCATTCGCATCAACTGGACCATCAACAGTCAGTCGATTTGTTGTTGTATTGTAGGTCAATCCGGCGTCATCGTCAACCAAAGCACCGGTGCCAGATACAGGCGCCCTACTTACAAGGACTCTTCCGCCACCTACATCTAAGTCAACAATTTGTGCTGTGTTTGCATAAATGTTTGCAACACCAGTGTTTAAAGTAGTGTTTGCCGCTTGAAGCGTGGAAATGTCATTCGCCGCATCATTATATGCGGTACGAAATTCATTGAAGGTATTCGCTAATTGAATTTGGGCTGCCATATTTTGTTCTCTCTCTTAAATAATTGATGATTCTTAGTTGCAATTCTTTTTGGATATCACTAAAAGAAGTTCTTTTATCTCTTTAAGTTCGTCTTTGAGTGATACAATATCCGATTTTACTTTGCTCATTTCTTGGATGTTTTGAAAGTGTCTCTCTCTCTGCAATTTATATTTCGTTAGCCCGCTTAAATCTGTATTCAATAAGGCTTTAGAATGTGCATCCCTGTGAGTAAATCCATGAATTGGTTCGGAAAGTTTTATTCTGTGTTCCATTTATTTATACGCCTTTCATGTTTAAGCCAAGGCAACTGCCCTTAATTCTTTAATTTTTGGGGCATATGCGCGGTTGGTAGACAAGAAAACGACCTTAATTGCGAAGAATTTAAAGCCATCAAACGATTTGCCTTCAGGTGTAGTATATCCAATAGAGTTATTTAGAACCTTATAAGCCTCTTGTCCTGTAGTGTTAGCGGAAAATGCGCTATCTACAGCAAGGAAAGTATTGTTCGAAATAGCGGTAATTGTTCTTTGCAATCTTGATGTGCCAATCGCAATGGTTGAACCCACGGTCAATTCTTCCAAGAAGACTGTGTTTGAACCTGAAACAATCGTGTCGCCATTTGTTGTGGAAACTGTACCTCTTAATAACTGAGAACCGCCAGTTTTCTTTGCAGGTGGTACAACATACTTTTCTTCATTGTAGGTAATTGAGTTTTGGTTGGTTGTTGAACCACCTTCAATTACCATTTCGTTCCAGAATTTAGACTCAAATGGATCAGTATCTTCAGGGCTGAGTACTTTGTAATAAACTTTAATTGAAGTGGATTGTTGTTTATTGACAGAAATATAAACTGCAAGGTCTGAAGATTCAAATCCGTCATTCAACTTAACTACGCGAGTAATATATCGCGACTCTGAAGCATATGGTCCAGTTGGATTTTCTTCATTCTCGTGGAATGCTGTTGCGCCAGAACCGGATGTAGTGAACGCATTCTTAACTTCCATATATTCTGAATTTGTAATGGAAGCAATTTGGCGATATTCTTCTCCAAAAAGAACAAATTCACCAGCACTTAATTCAGTATCAAATGATGTACCTGCGCCAGTTACAATGGTGTTATTTGCTGACCATGAAACTCCACCTTCTAATTCGCGGTAAGTCAAGTTATTAATCAGAGTTTGCTCAAGCGCGGCATTCATACGTTGCAAATCAATGTATGGTGTAATATATGCGTTCTCTGTAGTCAGAGTTGCGCGAACAGTCATTGATTTTGTTGTCGAAAGTTCTGCCGCTTCATTAACTGTATTTGCAATAGCACGAACAGCAGTTTCTTGAACACGTTCTAGATTACGAATTGGTTTAAAATCTGTAACAGCATATGATGCATCAGAAACTCTTGATTCCAATGTTACATCTGTTTTTGGAATTGTAAGGTTTTCAATATTCAAAATGTAAGAGTTAAATTCAAAGTCGCTGTTAGCCGTCAAGTCCATATTCTGAAGTATTGCAACGCCAGGCGCTGTAGTTAAGAATTTGGCAACCTTCAACTTAAACTTAACGTCTTGATTCTGTCTTGCAGACCAAGTAAAGTCGTTAGCAGAGGTAAACAAAATACCTGCCGCGGCTTGTTTATCAATACGCAGATTAATTTCTGGATTGGTAATGTCAAATTGTCCAAGTTCTGCAACGAACACATCAAAGCCTGTAGAGTTACCATCTGGTTTTGCAACAAAGCAATACTCTACGCCAGGCGCAAGATAGATTGGACTCTTAAACTCAAACGTGGTTGCAACTGTACCAGATGTGCTTACATTAATCTCTGCGTTTTCTCTTCTTGATACATCACCAACCGCTCTACGGGTTGGAAAACCATTTTGCATTTCGCGAATTTCTACAGTCACACCTAGATTAGGTTCGTCTGCTTTATTTTTAAAGAACAAATCTAGAGATGAGACAAAGAGACCTTGTTTGTATACGTTTTCATCAACATAGAATGATTGAGACAATGGATCCCATTGTCCAACTTGCACATTAGAAGTTTCGTCTGATATAACAACTTGTCGAGTTCCAGCAGTTCCAGTAATTCGCTGGTCTGCAAATCCTCTAAAATTAAATGGACGAGTATTAACAATATCAAGTCCTTTAGAGATTGCAAGGCCTTGTGAGAAGATTGATGTACTTGCAATTGTTGTAGCAGTAGATACGCGATTGTCTATATCGTCAGTCAAACGAAATGTGCGTTGACCGGTATAGTAACGATTCTCAGGTACTCTAAAGAGACCAAAGATTCTATTTCTTTCTGTACGCAATGTACCAGCAGGCAAACGAACATACTTTGTGTTATCTGTTGCAAGAATACCATTTGTGTCAAACAAGTCAAGTAGATCATCTACTGTTGTGCTACCAACCAAACGAATTTGTGTGCAGTTGGCAGTTACGTTAATGTCATCAAAGAATGCATAAACTCTTGCACCGTCTTTCATAGACTGTGCTTGAAAAATAAAGTCGCGTGGGCGCATCCATTGTTTAATAGAAACGTCAGATACACGTTCGGTAACTCTGTTTACGTCAGCCGCGGCAATGTCAATTTGTCCACGGGTTTCAAATTGAGTTTGATCTTGTGTAGTAAGTGTTCGTTGTGCTTGCAGAACCGCAAGACCCCATGTAGTTGCACGTTGGAAACTGCGGAACGCACTACCCACGTTTGTTTGTGAAGTAACTGGAGGTTCGCCTGTCCAGAAACGTGTCATTGGAGCCACTTCTGTGTTCCATGCATCAACAAGTGTTCTGAAGTTATCAGTAAAACCAGTCAAGTCAACAACTGTATTTGCGTCTGGTGGATAATTTGTATCCATCCAGTTATCTGTTGCTGGCACTACTTCCAGATCACCAGTCCAGGTGAATGTAAGTTCTTGTGCTAGATTAATTGTCTGAGATGCGTATGGCTGATCAATAAATGTTTCTTCAGTATAATCCAACATCAACTTATTGCCAGGTGTACGATACACACCAGAAGAACCGGTTGTGTTATATTTCAGAGCAATTTGAATTTGATTGTTTGCATAAGCAGTCGCATAGCGGAATGTTCTATCAATAGAAACTTTATAGTCTGCTGAGTTTACGTCACCGATGTTATGTCCATCGAAGGTATCAACAAGAACACCGTTTTTGTATTTGTCTAAACCAGCATCGTCAAGAATAACTTTCTCACTTGCTTTACGTTCAGTTTCGTTGAGTGTGGCATAATACTCCAACTGTTCAACGCGAGTCTTCAACTTACCAATATCACGCATAGTGAATCGGCGGTTGTTATAAGATTCGATCTGAATATCTCTTGCAAGAGAAGGATACACAGGAATAGTCAATTCTGCAATTTCAAGTGTATCAGGAATTGTTGGAGGTGGTGATGAATATGGGTAACCTGGCGAACCATCATTGATACCAAGTTCACCGTTTTCATCAACATAGAGTTTTGCTTTTCTACCCTTGTAGATAATTAAGTCTGCGGTATAGTCAGATGATGGAACTGGGAAGTGCAAACCGCCGCCAGGAATAACGTATTCATTAGGGCTTATGCTATTAACAGTTTGTGCTGTTGCAGTTTTTGAGAATTGTGTAGTGCATGTTAAGAAAGTGTTATTCGTAACAGATGCAACAATTCTTTCTTGATTTGAAATACGAAGAATGTCACCCGCAATAACTGCTGTTGTGAATGTTGTTCCAGTACCAATTACATTTGCACTACCAAATGCTACGTTTGCTGTACCAGTCAAAACTGTAGCGATAGATGGTAATGGATTTATTGATGTAGTATTAGCCGTTTTAATTGCGCGGAAATCCAAACAGTCGCGCAAATCAAATGACGTACCAGTTCTTGATCTGTAAATTGGAATTTGATCTGTTCTAATTGATGTATTAGATGTAGACGCATCGTTAATTGGATACGAATCAATTGACAAATACCCAAGACCTTGTGATGTGTCGTGGTTAAAGTGATCAAAAACTACAAGCAATTGTCCTGATGGTACAACACCAATCTTAGGAGAAATACTTCCATGTTCATATGATGTATCTCTTTGACCATTGTCAAAAGTATAGTTATCTGTCACAACAGTATTTGATGTTGTTGGTGTAGTGCTAAAATTAGTTGATTGATAGATTGCACGAATTTGATAAACATCACCATAACCGAGTCCGTAAGGACCTTGAAATCCATTTGGATGTGTATTTGCATTAATAATAACAGTTTCGTTATTAGCAAGAATTTTTCTTGTCTCACGCGCATTGGCGCGATCCATTGTTGCAATTACTCGCGCAGTAAAACCAGAACCTGCTGAAGAAACAATATTACTTTCTTTCAAATCTACTTCAACGGTTTGTGCGCCAGCAGAACCTAGTGCTACGCTTCTTGTGCCGTTTGCGGCTTGTCCATACAAACGAACTGGCAAGCCAGCAGGAAATACTTTTGAATAAGTGTTTGCTGAATATGTTGTAGTAAAGTTTGATGAAACAAGTAGGTGTGTTGTATTTACAATGCTAGATATAATTCGATCTTGTCCACCAACACGAATTACGTCACCAATTTCCCATTGTGTAGTAAATGCTGTACTTGTACCAACAACTAAGGCGTTGCCTGATGTAGTAGTTACAGTTCCAGTATAGGTGCCAGTGTTTGCTGTAATTGTAGGAACAGCAAGATAGTTTTGATTTTTAAGTGCATCAGACGCACCAGACGCGAATGTCTCATTCAAGTCTGTTGTAATAAGCGTAATAATACCAGTAGCGTTAAAGAATACTGAGAATTCTTTTTTGAATTCAAAACCTGCCTCTACGTTATTGTCAAGGTCTCGAATTGTTTTGGTACCAGTATATGGCAATCTAAAAATTGCAGGTTCAAATGCGGCATCGCGCAATGTTGCGTTACCAAATGCGTCAACTACAACATCTGCATAACGATCAGGTAGACCGCTTACGTCATCGTAAAGAGAACGAACGTCCTGGAACTTTTTACCAGGATTCATTGAAATATCATAGAGATACAAGTTGTAAGTTGTATCTGCTCTACCAGCAACGCCTGATGCATATTCGATGGCACGGATTCGTGCTTCACCTATTTTAGTTCCTGTTACAGTAGTTGAACTAAAACTTGCATTTGAAATTGCTTGCTGTACTGTGTCGTACAAATCAACAGTTGTGTTTTCCATAATGTCCCACGCACCAACCAACTCTTTGACTGGAATGTAAGAACCTGAAACCAATGTTGTTTTTGTTTGTTCAATAAACTGTTCATCGGTACCCTTACGCAAAGGTGTGAATGCTTTTACAAGCAATTCATTTCTAAAACCTTTAACGTATGAAATAAATGGATCAGTTTCAATTACAAGCAACTCATTGTTACCACCTTCAGCGGCGGCAAACTTACCTGTATTGTCTGATTGTTTTAAGTGTTCACGCACAAAAATCTTTGGATCGGAAAGTGTATAATTTCCTGATTCTTCAAAGGTGCGTTTTGCGATTGCTTCTTCTAACTTGCTCTCTACGTCAGGAGTAAATTTGCGTTTAAGCAAACCAGACTCAACTTCTGTAACGCTAATAAATTCTGTCTCATCAGTATTTGCTGATAGAGTGAGTTTGGTAAGAACTGTGTCAATTTTAAGACGATCTGCACCAAGTGCTTGGAAGTTAGGTGTACCCTGTGCATTGTCAAGCAATGATTGATCATCAACAGTATCAACAAAAGATTTAGATGGAACAATACCAATTTTATATGATGGAGTGTTCTTATATTTGTCAAGAATAATTGTCTGGGAATCATTCTTTATAAAGTGGTCGGAAAGGTAAATAGTTCCATCACCTAGTGTAAATTTAGAACCATATTTGTAGATTACTTCGTTTGCGGCACCACGATTTTCAACATATTGTACTGCGTCACTTGTTGCAGTATTTGCAAAAACTGCATCATCAAAATCGGAAACAAAGCGTTTGTATGTGTAAAGTTTTTCATTATTTTCAAACTTGCTAGAGGTTCTCTTATCGCTGAAACCAGTAACAAGCATGATATTGTTACCACCATCGGATGTGATAGTGTTTGCAATGATCGTTGTTGAAGTATTTGGCGTACCTACAAGACCGTTACAGAGAACGGCGAGTTGACCGGTAATAGGGTCGTCATAAAATCCATTAATAATAGCAGACGCAAGCCCGCCAGTACTTGAATTATTTGCGGCATCGGCCGCATTGACAGGTTGGAAGAAAATTGTATTTCCAACCGTCAATAACGCTGGTAAAGTATTGCTGTATACAAGAATCGAACCAGATGATGTATAATTGATGAACAATGTTTTTGGATCATCGTCCTCAATATCTGAAACAAGACCAACGTATGCGCGAACGCCAGTGTTAGCACCAACAACTGTTTCATTCAGAAATGATGCTACATTGACTGTTGCCACACCGGCGCCAACGCCAAAACTTGATTGGAGTTTTACATACTCCATACGCAAGTCTAGGTTTTGTTCGCACCCGTTTACGATTGATCCTTGCTTGAAGAAGTAATCAGCAAAGCGTTGAATTTGCTTTTGCTGATATGTTTGAGATTGTGAAAGTTCTCTAGCCTGAACTGCACGTCCAGGACGATAGAGAACTCTTACAAACTTCTTATCTTCATCATAATCATCGAAATACGGGCTGATGTTTAGATTTACACCACCTGGATTAGAAGCCATAGTTTTTTTCTACAATAAGTTTAATTATAATAACGATTAAAATTCAATGACTAATTTAACGTCTTCAATCTGATCAGCCGCGCGAGAAATTGGGCTACGGTTTTCAATATAAAGAATGTCACCAGAATATGGTTCCAATTGAGAGTTAGCAATATCAGTAATTGTACCAGTTGTACCAGTCGCACCAACAACAGATGCAGTATTTGCAAATGTTTGTGGCATTGGTTTTGTTGTGTACAAGTACTTGTTAGTGCTATCCCATTCAACAACAACCGCGGTGTTAGAACCTGAAGTTACTACTTCGTCAACAACGTAGTTTGTGTTTGGTGATGGAATTGTGAAACGATATGTCTGACGATAGTTCGTAGAAATGGCGCGAGTTGCTGTACCAAATTCAAATGGATCACGAACCAATGCAATCTTACGGAAGTCGTTAGCAGTAGAAATGGTGTTTGCTTCAGATCCGTCAAGACGGACGTTAATCATAACAAACTTACCACCAAGTTCTTCAATTGCATTATTACCGTGACCGTACTTAGGTGAAATGATTGCTCTTGCAGTTGCGCCTGAACCGCCACCACCAGAGAATGTTACTACTGCGTTTGAATATCCAGAACCAATTGTGCCAACTGTAATTGCGGTAACTGCACCAGCAGCCACGGTTGCTGTTGCGGCCGCACTTGATCCGTCACCTGTAATAGTTACTGTTGGTGCTGAAGCGTATGCTGAACCACCTGCTGTAACTTGAATAACGTGAATCGCACCACCTACTGCGGCCGCGGCTACTGTTGAATCTGTACGAACTGGCATATAGTCGTTTGTCAAAAACTTCAACGCATCAGATGTAGTAATTGTGAACATGTACTTCCATTTGTATCCGTCTGCGGTATCAAATGGGCTTGTAGATGTGCCAGATGGTTTTGTTGTTGAAGCACCACCGCCGTTATTCGACAAGCACTTATAAACATTAAAATCGTCTGTGACAACATAAAAGTCATCATCTAAAAGATTTGTATCTTGATCATCGTACTGATCATAAACTGTACCTGAAGCCCAATCGTAACGATCAACAACGTGAACAACGTCAGTTGTCTGAATACGCTTTGCGCCGAAAGTGTCGCGCCATGGCACATATTCAATGTTTGCGGTTGAGTTGGTTGGTGTTGGTGGGTTAGCGTCATCTACGAATGCGCTTGGTCCGCCTACGAAAAGGTACATAATGGTGTTAGAGGCTTCTGAAAATGATTCTAGAAACTGCTCTGCATTATGCACTCTGAATTTACTGGTTGCAATTGCTGGCATGTCTTATCTCCTTGTTGAGCCAATTCTGGCTATTTTATCGTTTATGGTAAAAAATCCACTCATAAAAGTCTCTCTTATTTATACAAAAATTTCTCTATAAGCGGATACATCGTTGTAATTTTGTGATGCGGAGACGTTAATCTCCAAATATTCTGTGTTTGCAATATCTTTGATAATGAATTTTTCATTGCCAACTACAATATAATCGCCAATTTCAAATTCAGTAGTGAATTGCGTATTTGATCCAATGACCACTGGTCTGAGACCGCTAGGATCATTGAATGTTAAAGCCGCGTAACTATTTATTGAGTTTGCGGCAAGGTTAAATAGAGGCACATTTTCAATGTTTTGTAGGGTTATGCTAATTGTACCTTCAATTGGAACATGTTTTCTTACTGTATCATTACCATATACGGTCTCAAAAGTGTCAGTTAAAGATATAATATGCGGATTAAGGTCTTCAATTGTAGAATTCCAGAATTCTCTTAGTTGAGCATCTTTATATACAAAACTTTTCTTTCCGTTAACAAAGCCTGAACGGGCTAGTGCAATTCTATCTTGAATTGGTTCATCATCGTAAAGTGCAATTGATTGACTTGAGTATGCATTGATAGGCAAATCTTTATATCTATCTGCGGGCGATACAATTTCAATTTTAACTTTGTTTGTAGGTACAGGTGCTACAGATTTAAACAATTCAATATCAATTTCGGTTGTACGAATCTCAGTTTGCATTGTAACAATGTTCGTGTAGAACGCCATTGAAACATCAATAAGAGTCGGTGCAATTTCAATTTCAATTGATGAGTATGTTTGAAGATTCTCAATCTCTTCAAATGGGTAGTAGCCATCGCTAAGTGATATTGCACTATAAGTTGATATAGAAGTATTGCCAATAGTACTTAATACTCCGGTACCATCTGAAGTGTCGGTTAAGAATGTTAATTGTCCCCATGTACCAGTTCCTTTCAATGATATGATTGGTAAATCAATTTCATATATTGCACTGGTAGTAAATGCCATATTCAGTTTTGGCTGAATATATTTTATATCAGGGAAAAAGTCGCTCGGTACAACATTTAATGGTTGTGTAATTGTAACTGTCGGCAAGTCAATTTCAAGAATACTATCTACTCTTGCTCTTACATTTGGATATGTTACAGTTGATAGATCGTTAAATGTTGCTAAAGAATAATCTTGAATTGATTCAAAAGAATACGCATCTATAGGAATGTTCTTAAAGAATGCTGTGCCTTTTGCAATTCCTTCTCCAGAAACTATATCAATTTTGTATTGTGCGCTTGTTGTGATAGCAACGCTTTGCAATAGTTGAATATCAATTTCAACTGATTTAATATCAGTTTCCATCGTAACAATGGTGCTATAGAATGCCATAGTAACATCAACATATGATGGAATTTCAATATTATATTCGTTTACTGAACTGCCAACATTATACAATGTATTATCGAATGATGTGTCTGCATAGTCTGAGACTAGCGCGGATGCATATTCTCCTATGGTTAAATCGCCATAGATGAGCGAAGGCAATCTTTTAAATACTGATTCAATGTCAACTGTGTATTCAACAATTGTTTGCGGCGCAAGATCAAGTTCAGTTTTGAAAAATTTAGGTGTTGCAATTTGGTCTGAAGGTACAATTGTTGATGCCAAATCAACAAAGATAGGAATCTCTACGTTATATTCTGAATCTGTAAATGTAGATGTTGATACGATTAGTCCCACACCACCAGAAACTTCTGTTTTTGGTGCCACCGCCGATAAAATAAACTCTGCGGAAACAACGACTGGTCCAAGTGCAAATTGTAATGGTCCTTTAAGGCCTTGATCGGTAGATTCAACAACAGTTATGCCTTGATTGATAACAATCGGCTCAATATTAATTTCTCTAACTGCACCAGACGGATCAAATGTAGCAGGTAGAGATGCGCCAGCAAGAATAACGTCATATTCGTTTGTGCCTAAAGATACAGGAATAACTGTAACATTTGCGGCACCAAAAATACCAACATCAATAACTGGTGAAAGAATTGGGCGATATTCAGTATGAGTACTTGCGCCAGCATTAATAATTGTAGGGGCAATCTCAAGGTTCATCTCTGTATGCGTATCAAGTTTAGCCTGATTCGTATAAGAAACAACTGGTTTAATTCTGACAATAATTGAAGATTGTACTGGAGGAGGCAATCCAATACCTTCGAACAATGACAAGAATGAGAATAGAGAAGCAAATCTTGGTGCGCGGTCTGCATCAACTTCTGAAGAGAAGTTGGCTGCCAAAGAAATGGTGCTTGTAATAACAATTTCACCAAAGAATTCTAAACCGGCAGGGTGAACTACTTCTTTAACAATTTCTTTATATCGATCAAATGATAAACCGCTTCGAATGACATATGAAAAATCTTGATAGAATAATGAGTCCTGAAGAATCTTAAAGTTTATTTTACCATCATCATTCGTAAAGCGACCTGAATCAACAAACAAACCACCAATTTCTGCGGTTAGATTTGCATTGCCATCACCTTTAGCAGATGCATCAATGGTTGCTGTGGTGTAATCAATACCTTGATCAAGAATTGTAACTTCACGAATTGATCCAATACCTGCAATATTGTTGCTTGCATCGATACTAATAACCGCACTCTTACCTTGAATATTTACGGCAGTTAAAATTGCAGGATCGGTTGCATTAGAGCCAAACCCAAACACTTCATCTGCCAATACGGATATTGTATTTGATGCATAATCTGCAATAGTAACTAAATCTGCAAAACTTGCTACGGCAACTGTAGGAAGATTATTTGATGTGTATCCACTACCAAAATTTGTAAGTTCAAGTCTTTCAATTGGACCAATGCCGCGCCAATCTTCTGTTTTTACTCTGTCATAATAACTTTGTTCCAACAAAATTCCAACTTCATTTTCTGTTGAAACTGTATTAGATCCAAAATCATCTAACAAACCCTCATCTTTATAAGGCAAAACTTGTTCGGTGGCAACTAAAATTGCTGGTGTTTCTGCCCATCGTTCAGTAACAGCCGCAATTTGTCCAGCCACATTTGATCCGCTACCTCCAGTAAAAATAAGAGTGTTACCGACTCCATATGTAGAGCCAGCATAATCAACACGAATTAATTTTTCATGTAGAAGGCCTAGTGATGCAACGGCGGTGTCTTGTAATGTAATTGTAGGAAGTGCAACATAACCAGAACCACGGTTTACAATTCTTATTGATACTGTATCACCAACTGTGTATTGATTGTTGGCACCAACAGTATATGTGTTTGCAATTTCAGAAATTCTAACTGCAAATCCTGTACCGCCAGTTCCTGTGTTATTAACTACTGCGTCTAAATTGTTCTGATAACCAATACCGGTGTTGGCCAAAACAATTTTTGTAATTGGCGCTTCAGAAACAGAGGTAACTTTTGCGGTGGCTTCTGAGCCATCGCCCGTGATAATAACTACATCGTCAACTGCATAACCTGTACCACCATCGTTAATATTAATACCATTTACAACACCATACACAATGACGTTAGATGATGGGCTGTCAATATCTTCAATAATTTCGTTTTCTTCAAATGAACCAGAAATTAATCGAAGAATAAGGTCAGCATAAGACTTACCACCAAGAGTAGATGCGCGAACGTCTGCAACAACGCCAATAGAACCTGAAGTTCTACCTCGAATGGTTTTGTTTTTTAATTCAAAAATATCTGTTGGTATTAACTCGTAAACAAATTGATTATTTGCGGTTGTTGTAAAATTTGTTGTCGCAAGCATGTGTGTCGCATTAATAACATTTGACACGACTGCTTGTTGAGTACCAATTTTAAAATAATCTGATGTAGAAAAATCTGTAAAATCTGTATTGCTTCCAATTACAAGAGCATTACCTGAAACTACACTTGCTTCACCGCCAAGTTGAAACACGCCTCTGTCATTAATACGAATAGTACTTTGCTTTAAAAAGTTACCATCCGAAACTCGTAGCAAATCATCACCAGGATAACGAATCTCAATTGTCTCATTAAACAATGCTCTGAAAAGAAACGTGTATGCTTCTTCAGTAGACTTTGATCTAAAAAAATCTTTTAATTGTGCAATCAGTCTTCTTCTATCAGCAGAAGTTTTAACTGGTATACCTTTGTTCAGTTCGCCTTTAAGATATTCTAAAAATTGCCCTTGGGCTTTCTCGTTGTTTTTATTTTCGCGAATTCGAGATGCTTGACGTAATACATTGTCTGATAGTTCTAAAACAAATGCTGAGTTTGCGCTTGTGCCACCAACAAATTCTTCTCCAAGGTCAAATGGAATTTCCGTCTTCATTGAGACAGTAATTGTATTTGATCCTACATAACGAATTGTTGCGGTTGCTCTTGAATCTTGGCCTGTAATTATTTCGCCATTTGAGAATGCACCAGACGCACCATTAAAGGTAATATCGGTTGTTTGCATCCAATCATAGTATGCGCTGAGAAAAAACAAAAAGGTTTCATCATCAAGCGCAGGCGTGATGTTTTGGAGTCCAAGAGTTGGATTGTAATAGACTGTATCAGCCATTTTATCTTCTTACTAGGCTAATTGTTTTATCGTTTGTTAGATTGATCGTAATGTCTTCGTCACGAATACTAACGATTTGTCCTCTAAGTGGCAAAATATCATTACCTGAAGGAATAGCAAAAATCTTGAGAGTAACACCACCTGCGGCAATCGCAGTAGGATTAAAGTCATTTAGAATAAGTTGTCCTGTGTCATAATTTATAGTGCCTACGTTTTGTGCGACACCAAAAATATTTTGCTCTACTCTACGAAATACGCGAAGAATGCCGTTGTTATCTTCTAAGATACAATTTGGAAATCCTTGAAATGTAAATGCGCCTGAAGTAATTGCGCCGCCTTGACCATAGCCAAAACTTGACAAACGACCAACAGTTTGTTTTGAAATGCCATTTGAAAAGTTAATTACATAACGTGATGACTGACCTAACTGCAAATCAAATTCTTTGTACATCGATAATGTTAGTTCGGAACTTAAAATTGAACGCTCACATGTATCAATCAAACGCGATAGTTTTGAATAACGTAGATATTTTGAAAATTGATTAATGTCTGTATCGTTATATAATTTAATTGTATCAAGTATTTTTGAATTTACGCTGTCTTGTGTCGCAACAGTTTGTTCTGGATCATATTTTACGTCAGCAACAATGGTAATAAAAATAAATTCAGGATCAACTATTTCGTTTTGAACAGTTAAAATCTTTTTACCTTTAAGAATGGTTCTGACAATACTATCTTTTTCTGTAGTAGTTAATTGTTCACCTACTGTAGGTTTTACAGCAATAAAAACTTTACCATAAAATGGTGGATCATTATCCTCTCCGCCCCATACTGCTACTGAACCTACGTTCGGTGCATTTAAAAGAATAGCGCGATAGTCTTCTACTGTAACTGCACGATTCTGTGCGGTGTAAAACTTTGGTGCGGCAAATTTAATTCTTTCTGGTGTTTCTCTGTCTTCACCACCCAATGAAACATCATTCGCAGTAAATAGTGCGTCTTGAACATTTGCGATAGTAGACGTTAAAGTTATCTCGCGAATTTGATTGGCAGATGCACCTTCAGTTACGATGTAATCCATAATAACAATGTTATCATTGTCAAGTGCTTCACCAATAACATCATCACCAAAAGTTACTTCATATCTACCATCTTCAACTTCTTTAATGAAGTATGCGCGAGTAGTTCCAGAAACTTCAACGAGGTTGGTTGGATTTTCAAAAACTCTAAGCGTACCAATTGTTGAAGAAGTTTGAACACGAACCAATAAAGTTGCGGTGTCTACTAATGCGTTATTGATTAAAAATCTTTGTGTACCATCGTCAAGATTGACTGTGTATCTTTCTTGAACATAACGCCCTTGAATTAATTCAATGTCGGTTAATGTATAATTTGAGGTTAATGTAAATGTTAAAGGCTCTTGCGTTACGAACGAATACGTCACACCTTCATAAACTGCATCAAAGCGAGTGTACTGTGGAAGTGTAATTGAAGCCGGAGAACCAGTTGCAGTTAATTTAATTGTACCTTTAATTCTTGCCGCAGTAGTTGATCTTGGTACATAGTTCAAACTACCGGCAAGATTGACAATTGAATTTCTACGCTGTGCTGTATTTAAGTTTGTTTCAGTCGCAACCATGTTCACATAGAACGAATTGTAATATGTGTTAAAAGTTAAAATATCAAGTAGAGTGGAGATACCAGAAGCATCAAAGTTATAATCTTTAAACTGATCTTGATTCTTCAAATAGTTTTTGAAGTTTTCACGGATTTGTAGAAAATTTACGCCATCAATTTTTAAATTTGTAGGTGTAGCCATTTGTTTATGCCGTTCTTGTGATTACTGTTTCTAGTTGTTGTAAAATTGGTACATTCACGACATAATATTCTACTTTTATTTCAATACCATTGTCTGTAATACTTGATTCAATTGCAACCACTTGCGCCCTAGGTTCAAATCGTTCAATACATTGTGCTAAATCATCGTTCAAACGTAATTCTGTTTGCGAATCTGCTTGGTCAAACAAATAGTCATAAACTCTTGATCCGTACTCTGGAGCAAATGGGCGCGTTCCGACTGGCGTTTTGATTAGATTGATCAACGCCTTTTTTACTGCGGCTTCATTACGCGCAGGCGGTACATCTCCTGTAGTAGGATTAATCTTAAAACTTAGAGGTAGGTCGGAAAATGCGGATGCCATATATTATTCTGCTGTCTTTTGATCCTGAATTTCTTTTCTGCGTTCTTTTGCCGCTTTAGTGAATTCGGCTAATGCTTTTCTTGCTCTTGTTCCAGCGGCTTTTACGCCTTTTTCTGCAAATTTTTCGTTCTCTTTTACATAAGTTTCGAAAAGATTGACAAGTGTTTCGTGATTGGACATAATATGTTCCTCAATGGTTAATATGCGAAAATTACTTGACAAACGCTTGACAAGCAACTAAAATAGGGTGTCCCCTGTGATTTAAGAGTATTTATAAAGGTTTTAGGTCCTTTTCCTATTTACCAAGTCTTTAATAATGTCATTATCAGGAAACATCTTCAATAAAATCAATACAGTATGGTAGTTGATATTATCAATAAGAATCTGTCTCTCAATTTCAGTAAGTTTGTCGAGTGCGTCTTTAAGTTCTTCAGTTTTCATTTTACGTTCCTATAAAACCATACAATAAATCGTAGAATTGCAAAGATTCCCCACAGTAAGAAACCTTTGAATAACCCTGTTGGCTGATCTGATTTGCCAAACCATCTTTGCCATACACCAATCACTTTGCAGATTGGCTTGCCGACAGTCATTAAGACTCTGCCGGTAACATTCTTTTCATTTTCATCTCCCATTAGATAAGCCATATGACTTGCCCATGGTGTTGCAATCTCTCTAGCCCACTTAGTACTTAGATATACTTGGGCTTTCTTTCTTTCTTCTGAATCACGAATCCAAAACATACATTGAGGTCCGTTACCTTCCATCCAATCTACAACAGTTTGCGCCCATGCGATATATCCGTAGTAGGTGTCAGGACTTTTCTCAACTAAAAGTTGACCAAACTCTTGGTCTAACTCATAAATTTCTTTTGACAAATAACCCAATTCATAAAGTTTGGTACATATGATTTTACCGCCGCCCCCACCTGATGGAGGTGGCGGCACAGATAGTTCGTTTGTGCCGTGTGGACCTACAGCATAGATACGCTCATCATCAAATGTAATTTTAGTCTTACCTTGATTGCTAATTGTGAGTCCGTTACTTCTAAGTTCTACAAAAGAACTTCCGTTTTTATGTTTAATTTCTAGCACAGAGGGATTGTCTGTATCACTATGATCTATAAGATTCATCTGGTGTCCACCTTCGGACATAATAGACATTCTTTGTGCTAGTCTAGAATAGTTGCTATCTGCACTTCCGTTTGGTGGATAATTATCTTTCGATGTAGTAATCTGAGGGAACGATCTAGTAGGTGTTCCGTATCGACCAAAACCACTTGTTACCGCACCTTCTGAAAGAGGTGTAGGCATAATACCCAACACAATTGGCTCTTGTGCGTCTGCGCCATCCATGAAGAAACCTACAACCCATTCACCTAGTCCAATTCTAGAATAAGTGTTCTGTCCATTAGGTGGCACAACAATTGTTGCCCAAGGTAAATCCGCAGTAGGAATTCCTCTTGCTCTTTCTGCATACGATGAATGATAGCCAAAGATGCGTACTTTGACGCGCCCCAACAAAATAGGGTCTACATTATCCTCAACAATACCAATCCACCAATAAAAACCTTCGCGACCAAGAAACATAATTACCTCATACTTTTAAAATACTGAATGCGTCTTTCTTGTTTCGCTACCCAATCGTCAGATGGCTTACCCTCACCTTTATAATATGCAAGAGGTTTACCTGTATTCTTTGAAACTAACGCCCACTTACCATCTACTTGTTTGAGTACTTCAACAAGTTCTGGACCATACACATCCTCTTCCCACTCTTCTTGTGTTGCGGGTGTGCTTATAAACTGTTTAAATGTTTTCATAGATCGTCTAGTTCTTTCGTATCTAGTGAATCTGGTGGTACGTTATCTACAATCCAATTGTATAGTTCTTTACGAACGCCGGCATCGTTTGTCATTGACTTACCTGGCTTCTTTAATGTAAGATACATGAAGTTGCCGACAACTTTATTGCCTTTAATGTCTTTATAATGTTGACCAGTTTTAGGATCAACAATGAACATTGTATTCTGTGGATTGTTTAGTACCACATAAACACCACCATCTACTTCTTTTGGAAAACCTTTTTTGACTAATGCAAATACAGTTTGTGCCGCGCCTCTGTGTGTCTTTAGTAAAATATCTTCTGGCACTACTCGCGCACGTTTCTTGTTGTTTTGAATTGCAATCTCATAATTAGTTAGCACCCAAGTCACATGAATGTTTCGAGCTGCATAACCTGCTTTGAGCAACTTGGGAATGTAACCTGTCATATCATCCATGTCTGCAAAAGTGGAGTCAATGAGAATGTTAGGCAATGTATTTTGTGCCGCGCCATCAAGCAATAGATCAAGTGTTTTATTTTTTACACCGCTTGCACGAACCATAACGTGTAGTGCGTAAACGTGTTCTGGTGTCTTGAGGTTTAAATCTTTAAGAGAGTAACCTTTATCGATAACATTCTTTTGAATCAAGTCCATATCACGTTCGCTAATGTTATTACTGTATTTTTTCAGTAATGCATCCATGGTGAATTTACCTAGATCATCAAGTTTTTGAAATGCAATCTTTAATTCATCTACATCGCGAATCTTAAAGTCTTCGCCTTGCATAAAATTGCTAATGGCAAAACCTTTACCCGAACCAGCGCCGCCAGCAAGGAATACAACTTGCCCATACTTTGCGCCATTGTTGTAAAGAATGAGTTTTTCTTCAAGAGGTACTCTTGACTCATATTCTTTTTTATAAACGTATTCTGAGAATGATAGTTTCATTTTTAACTCGTTTGTTCGATGCGTCTATCAAGATTAATCTTGAGTGAGCCGCGGCTTAGTTCTATTTTCTTGATATAAGTATCTTTGGTAAATATGTGACGTACTGCTGTTACTAGATATTTTCCTGAGTAAAATTCATCTTCAGCAACAAAACTTTGCTCTAAGTTTTGCGCTTTTGCTACTTTACTTGGCAATGCTAATTCAACTGCATAGCCAACGCTAATGCGATTATCCGCGCCTGGTATATCTGCAAGTACTCGTAGCCCACTATTTAGAAGCCCACCATAAGTGTCATATTTGATCCAATTCGCCTTATCTAATACTATATCATTTTTTGGCTTCACAATCAATCTTTCGCCAGGAAATTCTGGGTAAGTATCATCATATTTTAAAAATTCGTTATTGTTTTCTAAAATGCGATTGGTATAAAAATCTGTATCAAGTGCCATGTCTTTGTAACTGATTTTTGAATCGGTATACTTTCGGCTATATGGATCGATCTGGCGAATGTTTGAATTGTAGAATCCAGTTTGCATTCGTTCTAAATGTTGAAAGTTGTTCTCAATCAAAAAACTTTTAATTTGAATGAATGCGTTTGTTTCGCGATTTAGATAATCTTGAGATGGTTGATATACAAGTTTCTGCAACTTGTCTGCATTGTTCCAAAACTCTTTGAGTGATCCCAATGAAATAAACACATGCTTAAAATCTGAGGCATTTCTTCCGTTTAGTTTTTCGTAGAATACAAAATAATCTCCCAATGCACATGAACGTCTTGCCAACTGAGACAATGCTTCGAGTGGAGTATATCCAGGACATACAAATGGATTTTGCATTTTAATGTCAGGATCAATTGTATTGACGTTTATGTTTGATACTGCATTTACGTCAGAATAAATTTTAGAGAATACACTTCTCAGTCCTTTGTCTGCGCCAAAACTTTTGTACAGTCTTTTCTTTTGTGATGCGATTGCAGACTTTGATGTGAAACTCAATTCATACGTCATAGAATTTTCATTATCGTATTGAATTTTACCTATTTCATAAACAATTAAATCGTCACGCGAAATAAGAGTTTCGTTTGATCCACCTGGCTTGGTTACTCGCATCGTGATTGTTTCGCCACCAGTAAACATAAACTTTTCAATACCACCAACATAATCATAAACGCTTATCTTACCTGTAATTGACGGACTAAAAATGTCTTCGTATATTTCAAGACGATTGAAAGAGTTGCCTAGTGAAATAGTTTTGCCGTTTTTAATTTTAATAAAGAGAGCAGATAAGATGTAGGTATCTTTAATGTGATCTGGCGTAGTTGACTCTGACTCTATTTGAAAGCCAAATTGATCGCGCGGTACATTAAGTTTGGGAAATGTGTATGCCATTATAGATTATCAAATAATTCTTGTAAACCAGTTTCAAATTTTATGGCAATTTGAATATCGAATATGTCGATCTTTGCTTTTTCATCATTTAATTCTACTTCATGTTCGAAAAATGTTTGAACATATTTTTTAGGATCATTAGTTAATGTGTTCCAATACGCTTCTGCCACCTGATCGCCATCACCTGTGTACCAATATCCTGATACTGATGCCGCACCAATACTTCCATATTTACTTGTAATGTAATTATTGAGTGCTACTGAATTTCGAGGCCAGTCATCGTAGATGCTTTCAATATCATTTATTAACATGATAAGATAATCGTATTTTGGTGTGCCATACAAACGATTTGATAGTGCTTCTGGACGTTCTCCGTCTCGAATAATAAATTGTCGAACAGATGGAGAAGTTTTAAACTTTTTCACATATTCTGTGATTTGTGCGGACACGTTTAGATCAACAACTTTTTGATAATCAAAGTCGTTAATGAGATAAAGTATCTTAGGAAAAAATTGAAACATTTTAGACCATTGAGAAATTAGTGTTTTTCGCTTCTGACATACCATCACCAAGTGTTCTTGGAATAATTTCTGTCAACTGAATTGTTAATTGTGCTTCTGTTACGTTGCCGTCTTCAAAGAATGTAAGTTTCTGTCCACCATAATCAACTGCAACAGAATCAATTACACAAGCCTTGCTTCTAAAAACTTTAATGTCTTGTTCTACAGTCTTGAATATTACATCAAACTGTGTGAGGTGTGGATAGCCAAATGTAAATGTGCTACCTTCACCAATGCCCGTAGGGATTGGTGGTCTTGCTCCACTTAATGTAGAGTATCTTAATTGACCATCTACATAAGGAACTGACGGTGATGAAGCAACTCTAAAAGTATGAATAATTTTTTTGATGTTGTCTGCTTCTTGTTTTGTTCTCGGGCGCATGATAACAGGTATTTGATACTTGCGATGTTGCGGACCTTTATATAACAACTGAGCAAATGGATTAATTGCTTGTCTTTGAGTAAACTCAAATTGTGAAATATTATTCATACCACCAGATGCAAGAAAGCCTTCAACGCCAGCCAATGCCCTAGCAATACCTGTTTGAAATGCTTCAGCCGCACTTAGTCCATACTTTGCAATTAAACTAGAATCAAATCCTTCTTCTTGTTTTGCTTTACCGAGTGCTAAAGCATTTTCATTTTGAAGTAGTTGATTGCCTGCACCAAAAACATTATCTGTTCTTGCGTACTCTGAGAAGCCAGAAATGTTAAATTGATTAGGCATTCGCAGATAAATAGTAGGTGCCCTTTGATTATTGAAAAGATTACCAAAGGCATCAAGAAATTTGAATTGTAGAAAAGGCACGTTAAAAGCATCATTCTCAATAGGAAATTGCCATACTCCAGTTCCTTGCACTAAGCCAGCCGCACTATAACGGTTATGCCCGCTTACTTCGGTAGACGCTTCCTGTATTCCCGAACCAGCCTCAGGGTACAATGCAGTCTCCCCGTCAATGGTTGGTGTGAAAGATGTTCTTGCCATATAAATCCCTATAGATTAACTCTCTTATTTATAATCTAAAAATGGCATACAAAGGTAGATTCAAACCAAAAAACCCTCAAAAATATAAGGGTGACCCAACAGGTATCATATATCGCAGTCTACTCGAACGTAGATTTATGGTGTATTGCGATACTAATTCAGCAATTTTAGAATGGAATTCTGAAGAAGTAGTCGTGCCCTATAAGTCTCCGCTTGATAATCGTTGGCATCGATATTTTGTTGATTTTTGGATTCGTTACAGAGATAGAAACGGCACAATTCGCGCATCGTTGATTGAAGTGAAGCCTGATAAACAAACGCGAGAACCTTCAAGACTTGTTGGCAAACCAACGCGCAGATACCTCAATGAAGTAATGACATGGGGTGTCAATCAGGCGAAATGGAAAGCGGCAACTGAGTATTGTTTAGACAGAAATTGGGAATTTAAGTTACTTACTGAGAAGCAATTGACATAAATATATGTATCGCAGATCAGTAGGAATTTATGCTATTATTTAAAGAACTCATCTATCGCGGCGTTTCAGCAGGTATGACACCCGCCAGAACCAAAGTCGCAAGAGAATGGTACAGAGATGCCGCAGCCCAAGCGGAAGGCGTTGCTTCGCTTACCCCATCCAAAATTATTCGTTCGTTTGAGCCAAAGCGTAAAGTTGTAGAGATGAAACCTGGATATATGTACTTGTTTAAGTATGACCCAAAAGGCAAACTTGATCTACCATACTACGACACATTTCCACTTATCTTTCCGATTGAGACTTATAACGATGGCTTTCTAGGCATCAACTTTCACTACTTGCCATATATGCTTCGCGCAAAATTAATGGATGCATTATACAGTATCACTACTGATAAAAAGTACAATGAGAAAACAAAGATTCTAGCAACCTATCGTATTCTGAAAAGCGCATCTAAATATAGTGCGTTCAAACCAACTGTTAAGCGATACTTAAACAATCACATTCGCTCCCAGTTTTTAGAAATTAGGGCACCGGAGTGGGACATGGCATTGTTCATGCCGCTTGAAAGATTTAAAAAATCAGATAAAGCAAGCATTTGGGCAGACAGTCGATCAATGATCTAAGGAAAAACATAAATGTTTAGTATCAGCCAATTCAGAACAAATTTTAAGCCTGTAAGACCTAACATGTTTTACGCGGAGGTCGATTTGCCTCCAGAATTAAGAAGTGCGTTTTTAACTAAAGCAAAAACGGGGCTTACAAATCCTGGTCGACCAGGACAAACTTTTAATGTTGAAGGTAGCGTGAATATTTCTGGTCCAGACTGGTGGAATTCATTTGACGGAAAAGACATTAACTCAACTTTTCGCTTTCGTTGTGAAGCAACTGAGTTGCCAGGAAGAACTGTGTCTACGAATGACGATCAAGCATATGGACCAACGACAAAATACGCATATGAAACGTCTTATCAAGATGTGAATTTACAAATCATTTGCTCTGAAGATTTTAGAGAAAGAGCAATGTTTGAGGTTTGGTCAGAAAACATTATCAATCAGACAGACCTTAAAAACGGAAATGCAAGTCGCGCAGGACTTGCAAAGTATTACAATCAATATGCATCAGGGCAAGTGAGAATTATTCAAGTGAGTGGTGATAGAAGACAACTTGCAAGATACACACTTTACAATGCATATCCAATTCAAATTAGCCCAATGAACTTGACTTGGGAAGAACAGAACACATATCAACGATTTTCAGTAACAATGACATATCGTTTTCATACTGTGGACTTTACGCAGGGTTATATTAACCTACCAGGAGATACGCCAGTCACCACCACAACCGCTGGCACTCTAACTGCGTAATCATTTTTTATACTAAAGGAGAAATATCATGGCTTTACCAAAAATCAAATCACCGATTTATGAGTTGACATTACACTCAACCAAACAAAGTTACAAGTACAGACCGTTCTTAGTTAAAGAACAAAAGATTCTTTTAATGGCTCTTGAATCTCAAGACCCAAAAGAGATGCTTCGTGCAATTAAACAGATCATTACCAATTGCTCTGTAGACGAAATTGATGTAGATAAACTTCCAATGTTCGATTTGGAATATTTCTTCCTACGTCTTCGTGGCAAATCAATTGGTGAAGAGATTGAACTCAAACTTACACACCCTACAGGGCTAAACTCTAAGGGTGAAATGTGTGAATTCAATACACCATACAAATTCAACATTATGGATGTTGAAGTAGAAGTAGGAGATACTCATACTAACAAGATTCTTTTAGATGAAGAGTCTGGTGTTGGTGTTGTATTGAAATATCCAACCATGTCTATGGCAGATAAGTTACAAGCAAATGATAAGCAAAATCAATTCGATGTGATTCAAGGCGTTGTGGTTGAAAGTATTGACTATATTTTCGATAACGAAAACACATATCCTGCAAGCGAATCTACAAAGGCTGAATTGATTGAATTTATCAACGGACTTTCACAAGAACAGTTTGCAAAAATAACTGAATTCTTTAATACAATGCCTAAACTCAGAAAAACAATTGCATGGACTTGTCCTCATTGCGGTTGCGATGACAAGGTTGAGTTGGAGGGTATGACAAGTTTTTTCGGGTAACAATGTCCAATGAAAATCTTCTAAATTATTACAAGACAAACTTTGCTATGGTACAGCACCATAAATACAGTTTGACTGAACTTGAGGA